CTCCATATTCTTAACAAGTTCTGTATATACATTGGTAGATACTTCCCGTACTACAAAGTCCCTCTGCAACGGCATAAAGAGTGGGAGAGCAGGTTTTACGGGGAGAAAGGCTAGTGGCTTTTTTGCAGAGCAACATCCCGCACTTCAAGTGCTGGGTGCGGCGTGAATACACGCACAATCACCAGAAGTATCACGGTGAGTTTCTTCATGCAATGGCGATTGCGGTTACTACGATGCCATGCCGATGCCTGAGCTTTCAGGTCATCTTTACTGGCGCAGAAACCTATGACACCGACGAGCCTAATGTGCATGGCGGCGCAATGTGGGCGCGGATGCCGATAACGGCGCTGGTTGGCGACACCCCATTTGAGGAATGGCCGGAACCAATGCCGGTGTACGCGGCACAGCCTTGGGACTGCTCCTCTCGCGAGCACGCTGTGTATGTCCTTGAACGGGCGACACCGTGCCCTTGGCTGGCAAAGATTGATGGCGAGTTTTATCCCGCCAAGTACATGTTCACGGTGGACTACACCGACAGCGAAATCGCGGACGATCCTGCACAGCACAAGCAGAGCCATGTGATGGAGTTGTTAGATGCAGGCCCGTGGACAGGAAACATTGTAGCGCTACCAAACAACCGAGTCCGGGTGACGCATCCGGCATGGTTCTCTGCTGGAGAAGGGGCGCCAGATTTTAGGCCGTCACAGCATATCCATTACTCCAAATCGGATTTGGATTACACGCTGGACGTAAACAGAGTATTCGACAACCTATACGCAGGTAACGGTCATGATGAAGAAAACCTCTAAGATGTACGCCGGTGGCGGCAAGATGCCGATGAAGAAGGACTCTAAGACGGGGGAGATGAGACCCGCGTTCTTGGTGGATCAGAATGGCATGAAGATGGGTGGCGTTGCGGTCCCCAAGACCAAAGGCTACTTCAAGGGCGGAAAAACCAAGGGTTACACCAAGGGCGGCAAGATTAAGTAATGGCCATTGATCGGGCAATGATGCCCTTGGCTGAAGAGCCGGAAGCGTCTGCGCTGGAGATTGTCATAGAAGACCCCGAGTCTGTGGGTATTTATGATGAAGAAGGTGGCGTGCTAATAGACTTAGACCCGGACGCGGGCGAGCTTTTAGGCGCCAAGCATGACTCCAATTTGGTTGAGTTCTTGTCGGATCAAGATCTTCAGCTTCTTGCTGGCGAGCTGGTTGCCTCCTTTGAGGCAGACCGGAATAGCCGCGCAGACTGGGAAGACTCCTATGTTCGCGGGCTAGACCTGCTTGGACTTAAATTTGAAGACAGATCAACCCCGTGGGAGGGCGCCTGTGGCGTATTCCATCCCATGCTGTCTGAGGCGGTAATCCGCTTTCAGGCCCAGACGATACAAGAGATATACCCTGCAAGTGGACCGGTCAAGACGACCATTGTCGGAAAAATCAACGACGAAAAAACCCAACAGGCCCACAGGGTTCAGAATTACCTGAACTACTTGATTACCCAGCGCATGACTGAGTATCGCACTGAGACAGAAAAGCTACTGTTCTCATTGCCCATCGCTGGATCAGCTTTCCGCAAAGTCTACTACGACCCGAATATGGGGCGTCCGTGCGCGATGTTTGTGCCGGCAGAAGACTTTGTTGTGAGTTATGGGGCCTCTGACCTGTCAACTTGCGAACGCGCCACTCATGTGATGAAGCGGAGCGCGAACGAGATTCGTAAGTTGCAGGTGGCAGGTTTTTATGCCGACGTTGACCTGCCGCCCCCCTCTCCTGACATATCAGAAATACAGCAAAAGTATGACAGGCTGACCGGGGATTCAGATAACTACGAGTATGACAACCGGCACACCTTGCTGGAAATGCAGGTCAACATTGACCTGATCGGATTTGAAGACACAGACAAAGGCGTTCCCACGGGGATTGCCTTGCCGTACATCGTTACGATTGACAAGTCATCAAGAACGATACTGTCGATCCGGCGCAACTGGTACGAAGACGACCCGTTAAAAATGCAACGGGAGCACTACGTTCACTACCAGTATCTGCCGGGGCTAGGGTTTTATGGGTTTGGCCTTGTCCACATGATCGGCGGCTTGTCCAAGTCTGCGACCGCAATACTTAGACAATTAGTGGACGCGGGAACTCTTTCCAACCTTCCGGGCGGTCTCAAGGCTCGCGGCCTTAGGATTAAGGGCGACGACACTCCGATTATGCCCGGAGAGTTTAGGGACGTTGACGTTCCCGGCGGCGCTATTAGGGACAATATCGCATTCCTGCCCTACAAAGAGCCGAGCGGTGTTCTTTATCAGCTACTTGGCGATATCGTGCAGGAAGGTCGTCGATTCGCTTCTGCGGCCGATGTCAAGGCTTCTGACATCAACGGCGAGGCCCCTGTAGGCACCACGCTGGCTGTGCTTGAGCGCGAGATGAAGGTGCTAAGCGCGGTCCAGAGTCGTGTTCATGCCGCTGTGTCAAAGGAGCTAAAGATACTGGCCGAGCTGGTCCGTGACTATGGCCCCGAGGTTTACCCCTACGAGCCAGATGAAGATCCGGTTGTCAGGGCTGATTTCGATGACCGTGTGGACATCATCCCGGTCAGCGACCCCAATGCGGGCACGATGGCTCAGCGCATCATGCAGTATCAGGCGGCACTGCAACTTGCCTCTCAGGCGCCGCAGATGTACGACCTGCCTCTGCTTCATAGGCAGATGCTGGACGTTCTGGGCATTCAGGATGCAGACAAGATTATTCCGCTTGAGGATGACATTAAGCCGACCGATCCGGTCAGTGAAAACATGAACATCCTGAACGGAGAGCCTGTGAAGGCATTTATTTATCAAGACCATGAGGCCCACATACAGGTCCACATGGCGTTGACGCAAAACCCTGAAGTGATGGAGCTGATGTCGAAAAGCCCCACCGCTCAAGCGGCTCAGGCCGCGATGGCGGCGCACGTTTCAGAGCACGTTGCTTTTGCTTATCGGCAGAGGATCGAAAAGGAGCTGGGCGTAGAGCTACCCGCTCCGGGCGAGCCGTTGCCAGAAGACATTGAATACCGTCTTTCTCGTCTGGTCGCTCCTGCGGCGGCTCAGGTCACGGGCAAGGCGCAACAACAGGCTCAGGCTGAAAAGAACGCGCAACAGCAACAAGATCCCGTCATTCAGATGCAACAGAAAGAGTTGCAGATCAAGGAAGGCGAGGCAATGGCCAAGGTGCAGACCGAAATGGCCAAGATCCAAGCAGACTTGCAGAAAGCGCAAGGCAAGGCCGCGCTGGATATGGAAAAGCTCCAGACTCAAGAGCGCATTGAGGCGGCGAAGATTGCCGCCAAGATGGACTCCGTGAAAGACAACAATCGCTCCAGAGAGGAGGTTGCTGGCTTTCAAGCAGGCTTCGACATCGTAAGGGACTTATTGGATGACGACAAACCGGGCAAGTAACAACCTGCTGTCCGCACTACAAAACCAGTATCGCAATCACATGAATGAGATCACTGATCACATCGCTACGGGCGGGTGCAAGGACATGAACGATTACTCTAAGTGCGTGGGCATTATTGAAGGACTGGCCTATGCCGAGCGAGAGCTACTCGATCTAAACCAAAGGATAGATCGTGAATAAATTCACCGCATGATGCGGTGCTGGGCGACTCCGAACGCCAATTTTCGGTGCGTGGAAATGATGACTTATGGAAGAGCCACAAAAGGCAAGCCAGCTCCCTGACCCCAAGGGATACAAACTACTTATCGCATTGCCAGAGCCTGACGAAAAAACGGAGGGCGGAATCATTAAAGCAAAGCAGACGATGCAGGTCGAGGAGATCGGCTCTATTTGCGGCTTTGTTTTGAAGATGGGGCCGGATGCTTATCAGGACGAAAAAAGATTTCCCAATGGTCCCTACTGTTCAGAGGGCGACTGGGTGCTCATGCGTTCGTATAGCGGCACCAGATTTAAGATTCATGGTAAGGAGTTTCGTTTAATTAACGATGACAGCGTTGAGGCTGTTGTCGAAGATCCTAGAGGGGTTGAAAAAGCATGAGCGAAGAACAGGTAGAAACAGGGGAAGGCATGTCCGCTGAGGACAAGTTTTTTGGCGTCAAGGCGACTTTTACTAAAGGGCAAAAGCCGGAAGCAGTGGATCTTGAGGTGGTGGATGATAGGCCACCCGAAGACCAGCGACCTGCCTCAAAGTCAAAAAACGCTTCCAGTGAGGACGACGAAGAGCTTCAGGGCTACAGCGATAAAGTCAAAAAGCGCATCAACAAGTTGCGTTACGAGCAACATGAGGAGCGCAGGCGACGAGAAGATGCTGAGCGCATGCGTGAGGAGGCTATCCGC